CCGTGGACCGAGGAAGGCGTGACGTACTTTACGATGGCTGGCTTGGAACAGTTTCTCAAGAACAGGCAGTTCACACATTACAAAGCGGTTCACATACAGGAACAGTTAAAGGCTTTGAATGATGGAGGAGATTGCCACCAGCAAAAGTACCTTAAAAAAGAAAACGGAAAGTCTAAAAAGTTACGGGTCTGGCATGTGCCGGCATTTGAAGATGAAGAAATAATACTGGAACCAAAGGAGTTTAGTGATGACATCCCCTTCTGAACAACGAAAGCTGCTGAAGATTGCGGAAATAACCGAGTGGTTGGGGGTATCCCATTCCACCATTTACAAGTGGGTAAGCGAGGACATCTTTCCACAGCCCATATATCTTGGACCGGGCAAGGGCGATAAGAACAGCGCCACCCGTTGGGTTGAGGAAGAAGTTCTGGAGTGGCTGGCTCAACGTCCACGCGGTAAAGAGTGATGTCCGAGGAGATGCTCTTAGGTCCGCCTGGGTGTGGTAAAACGTACAGCCTTATACAGCGCGTACAAGAAGCCCTAGAGGACGGTGTTGACCCTGAACAGATAGGGTTCATGTCCTTCACAAAGAAGGCCGTACAAGAGGCTGTTGAGCGGTCGTGTGGCAAGTTTGGGTTTGATGAGAAACGTCTGCCTTACTTCCGCACCCTGCACTCGATTGGGTTCCGCGCTCTGGGGCTGGTATCTGGTGACATGCTAGCTAAGGACGATTGGCGCAAGCTGGGTCATGGTCTTGGTTTGTCGTTTGATAATGCAGAAGGCGCCGCACCTGATGACGGCATCCTGATCCCTGCCATTGGTGGTGACGGCGGCAAGTACATTCAGTTGATCGACCGGTCCAGGTACAGGTTGATTGCAATGGAGCAAGAGTTCAACGAGGCTGAAGATTGGGATCTATCGTTTCCAAAAATGAAGCAGATCGAGGTCAGTGTTGCTTTGTACAAAAGCAAGTTTGGTAAGATGGACTTCGTTGATCTGATCGAACAGTACCTGAACGTAGAACCACCGTACTTGAAGCTGTTGATTGTGGACGAGGCTCAAGACCTTACTCCCTTGCAGTGGGAGATGGTGGATCACATGAAGGCCAACGCGGAGAATGTGGTGTATGCAGGGGACGATGACCAAGCCATTCACCGATGGACCGGCGTTGATGTTAATCGTTTTATCAACGCGACAAACAACAAGACAATCCTTTCACAGTCGTACCGGTTGCCTCGGGCCGTTTGGTCTTTGTCTCAGCAGGTTGTAAAGCGGATCGACAACCGGATTGAGAAAGAGTTTCTACCCATGGAGGAAGAAGGCTTGGTTGAATACCACCTAAGCCGGCACACAATTCCGTACCACAAGGGTTCGTGGACAATCATGGCTAGGACCAACAGTTTTGTGCGTGAGTTTGCAGAGTCTTTAAGGGAAGACGGATACCTATACAGCGTTAAGGGTCGGCCTTCTATCAACCCAGATGCAGTAGATGTGATTATTGCTTGGCGTGATCTACAAGCAGGTAACCCTCTGTCGTTGCGCCGCGTAAAGAAGATGTATGCGTCTGTACCAAAGCAGGGGGACTATGCTGTTGTAAAGCGGGGCTCTGCTAGATTGCTAGACGCTGCGGATCCAGAAGCGATGTTGGATTACGAAACCTTGGTGCGTGATTATGGAATGATTGCTCCGTTATATACGGATGCGATGGATGTGGCACGGTTTGGTAAGGAACAGAAGCTATACGTTCGATCAATTGAAAGACGAGGGGAAGACATCACCCAACCCCCTCGCCTTAAAGTATCAACTTTTCATGCCATGAAGGGAGGAGAAGACGATAATTGCGTAGTGTACCTAGGGATACCAAGAGTGTGCGCTCAAAGCAAATATCCAGATGATGAACATCGGGCATTCTATGTGGGCATAACACGCGCCCGAAAGGAATTGCACATACTAGATACAGATAAGAGGTATAAGTACCAGCTATGAATAGAGATGACTTAATAGATGATGCGTTGATCAAGATCAACGGGGATCGGCAAGAAGAATACGGCGATGTATATAACAGTTTCACCACCATATCTTTGGGATGGGACATAATTACGAAGAACGCTCTCGCCACGCATGGGTGTGTAAGCCCAATGCATGTTGGTCTGATGATGGATTGGCTGAAGACGAGCCGGCTGTTGGTGAACATAAACCATGAAGATTCGTGGATCGATAAGGTTGGGTATGCCGCTCTGTCTGCTGAGGTTGCAGACCAGTATAATGATTGGGAGGAAGAGGAGGAAGACAAGTCATTAGAAGAGTATCTTCAGGAGGTTCCACCAGAAGGAGTGGTGGTGGAGGTAGAGGAAGAGGAAGAGCCTCCTGTTTGGGATGGTACAATTCAAGATGTGGAAACAAATAAATGGGTGAATGAAGCAACGAATTATGCCAAAGAGTTTGCCGAGCGAGAAAAGAAATACTTGGCTGAAAAAGGTGTTCTTGAAGTTTATAAAGAGCTTTTAAAGATTGCTACGTTGGACGAATTAGATGCCATGGCGAAGTATATTCCTGAACCTAGGCCCATGACCCGCAAGCGTTTTGCCGCATACCTAGAGCCTGGGCTAAATGCTTTGTTCGGCACTGAGTATGAGCCATATGTTGGGACAAAGACATGTCAGAAGATTGATGGTCGAAACGGCAAGCCTTGTGGGCTCCCGTTAGTTGGCAGACAAAAGAAGTTCTGTAGTAAGCACGTTCCAAAGAGTACCAAAGTAGCAAGGAAAGCCTATGGCAAGAGATCGAAAAGACAAGTCAACGATCAACTATCTTGATCGGATGGACATTGACCGGTTAGATCCTGATTGGAACATACCAACAGAGTACCCTGATCTAACAGGATACAAGTCTATCGCAGTTGATTTGGAAACAAGCGATCCAAACCTCAAGTCTCTCGGACCCGGTTGGGCCCGAGGGGATGGTTTCATCGTGGGCATCGCTGTAGCTGCGGGGGATTACAAAGGCTACTTCCCCATTCGCCACCAGAACGGACACAACCTAGATCCCAAGATGACCATGCGGTGGTTTGCAAAGCAGATGGATACTCCGCGGATCGACAAGATCATGCACAACGCCACGTATGATGCCGGTTGGTTGCAAGCGGAAGGCATCGAGATAAAGGGTCGGATCATTGATACCATGATTACCGGCGCCATTGTGGACGAGAACCGGTTTTCCTACAGCCTTAATAATCTAGGCCGTGATTGGATCGACATGCGTAAGGACGAGAAGGCCCTCCGCGCAGCGGCCCGTGATTGGGGGTTTGATCCTAAGTCCGAGATGTGGCGCCTACCTCCGATGGACGTTGGACCCTACGCGGAACAGGATGCTTTAATGACGCTCAAGCTATGGGAGCGATTGAAGATAGAGGTAGATAAGCAAGACCTCTGGGCCATATGGGAACTGGAAACAGGGCTCATTCCTCTCATGCTTAAAATGAAAACCAATGGCGTTAGAGTAAACATCGATCAAGCAGAGCAAGTGCGGAAAGAATTGAAGGGCCGAATTACCGGGCTAAAGAAATCCATTCGTGATGAGACAGGTGTGGACCTTGAGCCATGGGCCGCGGCCTCTGTTCAGAAGGTCTTTGATTCACTGGGCTTGGAGTACGCTAAGACCGAAGCCGGCAATGCTACCTTTAACAAGCAGTTTTTAAACATGCACCCTCACCCTGTAGCACAACAGATCGTTAAGCTGCGGGAGTTTGACAAGGCTGACAGCACGTTCATCGACACCATCCTGCGTCACTCACACAAAGGCAGGATCCACTGCGAGTTCCACCAACTCCGGAGTGATGACGGCGGTACAGTTACGGGCCGTTTCTCATCGTCCAACCCCAACCTTCAGCAAATTCCTGCACGGGACAAAGACATTAAGAAGATGATCCGCGGATTGTTTATCCCCGAAGATGGATGCAAGTGGGGTTCGTTTGATTACTCTAGCCAAGAGCCACGGTTGTTGGTTCACTTTGCGGCTAGCTTGAATGACGATCACCGGCATCAGATGGTGGATGGTATTGTTAATGAGTGGCAAACCAAGGACATCGATCTGCACCAGATGGTTGCTGACATCGCCGGCATTGATCGGAAGTCTGCAAAGACTGTGAACCTAGGGATTATGTACGGCATGGGTAAGGCCAAGCTAGCAGACCAGTTAGACATCAGCGTAGCCGAGGCCACCACACTGCTTCAGACGCACCAGAGCAAGGTGCCTTTCGTTAAGGGGCTAGCAGAGATTGCAAGCACTCGCGCCTCTCAGCAGGGCTCTATACGCACTCTGCTGGGCCGTAGGTGCCGGTTTGATCTGTGGGAGCCTAGAACGTTTGAATACAACAAGCCACTGGCTCTAAAGGACGCACAAGAGAAGTACGGCATGTACCTGCGTAGGGCGTTTACATACAAGGCTCTGAACAAGCTGATCCAAGGATCCGCTGCGGACCAAACCAAGAAGGCCATGGCTGATTGCTATGCCGAGGGATTAGTTCCTATGCTCACGGTCCATGATGAACTATGCTTCTCTGTAGAAAGCCAAGAGCAAGCCTCTAAGATAACCGAAATTATGGAGACAGGCTTATCACATATACTCAAGGTTCCGTCTAAGGTAGACGAGGAACTCAAGGACAACTGGGGAGAGATAGAATGATGGAAGAGAAGATTGATACCGTAGGTTTTAAACAGATGCACCCCATGCAGGTTCAAGCCCTGCTGAAAGTGGTAGAGAGAACCATGCGCCTTGCTGTCTGTTCAGACGATGACGATATCATCGAGGATGTAACCGAACACGTTAACGATATGATCCAGTTGTTCGGTGGTCTTGGTGTGAAGGTCGATGTTATGGATTAAGCCGGCGCTGTATCTCTTGGTCCTGCGGGTTGGGCAATACCGTAGGGCCTGGGGGCAGGGTGGGTAGTGCGGGGATTGGAACAAATGGTCTTGTTGGCGCTGCCGTTGTTGGCGCCGCGGGGATTGGAACAGGCGCTGCTTCTAACTGAGTTTCAGTGTCAGGACGCCGTTCGTATGGCTGATCGTCAGGCTGCAAGGAAGCGCCCTTCATTAGTTTTCTAACCTCGTTGATACGAGCCCGTGGAAACTCATCTAAGATACCAGCCCTACGCATTTCTTTTCGGTTATTTAAACTTATTTTAAACGGATCAAACTTTCCCTTTAAAATACGGCGCCCACTAGACCCAATGTTGTTTTGTTTTAAAACTCTTCTGATGTCCCTGTCGCTCATGCCAATGGTTCTGAGATCTTCAAACATTTGATAGTATCGTTTATCCACTCGCAGCTTGGCTTCGTTTGCGGAAATAAACGCTCTTTCTAACTCTTCTCCGGTAGCTCCTATGTCATCGGTCTTTTGGTTGAAAATAGACTTTGCGTTAGTCTGAGCCTGTTGCATTCTAAAAGCACCAAACTCCAAACCTTTTTTAGGATCAAACACTTGTGGAGAAATACTGGTAGCAGCGCGAACAAGCTCTTGAATGCGAGTGCGCTCTGTTCCTAGTTTGTCAGTAGACTTTACCCCAAAGATATCGCCCTCTTCTGTTCCGATAAGTCCTCTGCTGAACCGCCCTGCTACAAACTCTCCGCCTTTAAGGTCAAAGGGCAGAACATTAGGTAGCATGGTGTCCAGAACATGAGTAAACATTTTTAAACTTTTAGTCCCTGGAGCGTCTTCTGGGTTGTAGATCTTGGCCCCTGTTCCAGTTCTCCCTCCCCGATAACTAATGTCAATAAGAGCCTCTGTAAGCATTGCTTCGCCCACGAAAGGACCAAACAACTCCCCTAAAGATCCAAGCATTACTTTTGAAATTGCCTCAGTTGGGTCGGCCCCTGTAGCACCCGCTGCGTCCGCTTCGTTAATTGCGCGGTTCATAAACCTAGATAGTGTGTCGTATGGGTTCAACACGCTATAATTAATATACTCGATCTTACCGTCTGGTGTTTTACCAATAGGAATTAAGACCGAACCCTTCTCCCAACTAGGAGCAA